GTATACCCGTTCGACAGGTCGGCCATACGACCTCCCGGTTGTTCGGTTCTGTGGGGGAAATTGATAATTTCAGCTGTGTTTGACATACTTAGCTCCGCAATTACACTCCGTTTTTGCACCTGAAAGCCGTTGGTGTTCGAGCACCGCGGCTTTCGCCTTTTCTGAAGTCTTCACATTGCCCCCAGCATGGTTGTGACCATCGCCAACAGCGGCGCCGTAAGGTCCGGATCGACTCTGAACATTTCGAAAATCCCCTCGCCTAACTCCTTCAGTTTTTCCTTCTTCGGTGCATCGAGCATCAGAGCTTGTTTCGCCTCACTCACCTCTTTTTCTAATCTGGCCATGCGATACGCAAACGAGTCGTTCTTTACGACGCGGTCGCGGTATCTAAGCGGCAATACAGACATGATCGCGGGCACCAACTGCTCGACGTTTCTACGGTAGGATGCGGAGTCTTCTTTGTTGTCGAGCCAGCGGAACAGCTTCACGTTCCAGACATCGGCCTGGCCTGAGAAATCCACGCCATCAAGTTGAAGTTCTTCCGCCGCCTCTTGGATTTGAAGTGCTACAGCTACGCGCCCTTCTGCCGCAGCCCAAGCTCGGACCGCTGAGCAGATATCGCGATGATCAATATCCTGCACTGCCGATTCGCTTTGATGACACTGGAATATCAGTGGATTAGAGGAAGCTCTGTTACTCTGTTGGAATGAAACAGTCTGCATTGTTAAGGCTCCTGTTTAGGTAAACCATCTGTTGGGTTTGGGTAGAGATCGGGGCGCAGTTCATGGGGAGTTACGCCAGTTACTGCGTAAATTGGCAGGACCCGATCTGCTGGTACCACACCGTGGTATCGGTTTTTCCAGCGACTGATCGACATAGGTCTTATACCCAGCATGGATGCTAGATTTGTTGCTGTGCCAGCTGATTTAATAGCTTTAGTTAAACCGTTCATTATTGTCTCCGTCTTGAATACAACCAAATTAAGCCTAAAGCTTAATGATATGTCAAGCCCCAGACGAATTTTCAAGTTTAAGCAAAAGGCTTATTCTTTTATCCATGAAAGAGAAAACCGTACTTAATCCACTACTTGTCGACCGCCTTTCAGAGCTGAATGGACGTGGTATGACCAAATCCGATATGGCCAGGGTTGCTGGGGTAACTCCGCAATCTGTAAACGGCTGGTTTAAGAAAGGTGTGATCAGTAAGAAATCCGCACTTGCCGTTGCTGACGCAGCTGGCGTATCTGTGCCATGGTTGCTCGGTGAGGACGTTGGTGAGAAAGATGGTCTGAAGCCAGATGAACAGCGCCTGTTGGAACTCTACCGACAACTGCCAGAAGAAGAGCAACGCAACATGCTACGTATTGTTTCTTTGCGACTGAAAGAGCTAGACGAATTGTATGCAAAATATATGGGTAGACGCTTAAAAGGTGAGTCAGATTAGTCAGCTAACAAATACGTACGTTTGTTCGTTCAGGAAAGCAAAGTTATGACCATCCAAGAAAGAATTTCTTACGTCATCCCAATTGCGGTTGTAGAAGACACCTCCGGTATTCCTATATTGGTTTATGAATTCGACGAATGGAGTGGAGAGGCAGACATAGCTTTTGGCGTTTTCTTTATAGGTCTTCATGCAGGCAAAGATTACATCGTTGCTGTAAAAGTTCTCAGTGAAGATCACAATGAAACCCTGATCGCTATTGATTCTGATGAGTTCATGAACAAGCGTTCTTTTCGAGTTTCTGCTTCTCCTGATGGCGAGACTGTTGTATCAGCATCCCTAAAAGTTAACTTCGACAATGTTAAAGTCGAGAATCCAGGCATCTATGAGGTTCAAGCTGTACTGATCGATGCCTCTACAAAAAAGATACTAAGCGTCGCAAGTTCATTTTTTGACATCAAACCAACAGGGATGATTCGTAATGAATTTAGATAATACGATAGTGCAACTTCGACCAAATCAGGACGTCTACAAGCATTATGGACAGTCCTCTGGTGAAGATGCATACTCCCAGTATGGCGGTGGTAATGGCGGAGGCAATGGCATGCTTGAAGCAAGGGTAGCAAAGCTTGAGTCTGATGTTGGTTACATAAGGCGTGATGTCGACGAACTAAGAGTTGATGTAAGGTTGATCAACCAAAACATGACTGTAGCTCTTGAACGCCTTGAAGCTATCCGGCTTTCTCTTGATAAAAAACCATCGACAGACATTGTCGAAAAGAAAATAGCAGATGCTAAATTAGCAATTTTGTTGGGTGTTCCTGCAATAATCGCGATTGGTACTGGTTTGTACAAATACCTGCAACACTATATGTAGCTTAAACCCCCTGCTTGTTTTCCTTCAAATTTCATTACTACTGGCCCCTTCTTTATACTGAGCGCAGCTTTCAATCATCCACTCCTCATATCTCGACCACTGAGTCGAGATTTTTTTTGCTACCCGTACGTCGATCATCATCTTTAAGCCTGAAACTTACCCCTCAATTCAACCTTAGACTTGACACCATTTAAGTCCCAGGCTTAATATTGCATTACCAAGACGCACTACAAACCACCAAGGCAGGACGCCCACGAAGTAGCCGCCGACGGCATACGAATAGTCGGATGAGGTGGAGAGATTAACGCGCATCAGGTGTAAACGTTCCGCTGGCCGGCGATAAGGCAACTAAGAGGAGAGGTTAAGGTGAGCGATAAAGAGTCAAACGCGATTAAGGTCAAACCGATTCTGACAAGTAACAACCTGGTATTGAAGGCTGCTGATGCTGCACTGAACGCAGTGCAAGACACTATGGGTAGTCTTCGCGAAGACGATCATTACCTCTATATGAAAATGGCCAGAGCCGCCCTCGATTCTGCACGGGCAGCTCTTGGTAATGATTAATACGTAGTGCCGATATCAATCCCGTGTGCGTATTTAGGTTTTCTGAGACTCACTATAGCCACGCATTCTGGCAATAGAGATTCGACTTTTTCCAGTAAAGCATCCGGTGTGTTGATTGACGGGTCCTTTGAGGCGAGAGCTAGCGCGAGATCGTATGCGACGGAATCAACCGTTCGCCCTGAATTAAATAAGTTACCTGACATAATGATTACCCTTACTGGTTGTGTGAGAACTCCAGTATACCACCGAGCCTGAAGTGGTAAAAAGACAGGCATAACAAGGAGATCAATATGATTGATTACGCACGCAAACCAGGACGGCAGCAGGCCGTAAAACTGAATTTCTTCGAAGTGATTCTTCGTCGGCTCTGTTACCTGCTGGCGCAAAAGGGGAATCCAGATGTGTAACTCAACGAAATGCGGTTACTGCGACAAGCCGGTTAAACCGGAGGAAGTAGTCAAAAGTACCCTTCTCTATCGCAACGGCGCACAGCTGGCGCGCAAAGAAAAAGAATACTGCTCTGAACGTTGTGCTTCGTACGACCAGATGGCCCACGAAAGCTAACGTAAAAGCCGCGCAAGGCGGCCCGTACGTCCGGTGCTCCCGACCAAAGTTACACCGGAAAACTACTTAAAAAACCAAAGTTCACCCAATGGGCGCTATCTCTGGCCCGGGGATCTTACATCCAAAAAAGAGGATCTCACATGGAATTTTTCTATGTAGTTAAGGCTACGCAGAAATCTGGTAAAGAAGACGCAGTGATTTGGTTCACTGCGAAATCAGAAGCCCGTGCAAACCTCCAGCTCGATGTTGAGCTGGAAGATGCTGGTATTGAAACCGGACGCGGGAAGGATTACGCCAAACCGGTTCGCACCGATTTCCCGGTGTATAACGACCTCCCGGAAGAAAGCACCGTGGATTACACCTGGTGCAAACGCTACGAACTGCAGAACGATGGACGCACCTGGCTGCCAAAGGCTGGTGCTGAGTCGACTGGACCCGTGGACAACACTGCCGCACCGGAACCGACCGTTAAAGTCGAAACTACCGTCGAGTGTGTCCCGCTTGAAAACCGCACTCCAGCGGTCCGTTTTGCCGTCCATCTGACCAGCGACAAATACCTGTCCCATATCACTAAAGAGCAGCAGTTGGCTGCCAGCGAAATGTCACTGGATGAAGGCAACACCTATCTCCAGAACCTGCTGCTGGCGAAAAACGGCATTCCAGAAGCTGCCGAACTCAGTCTGAACGCTGAGTGGAAACTAGTCCAGGCGATTAAACAGGTATTCACGCCAGATGAAGCGCACAACAAAGAAATTATTGCTGCATTCATGGCTGACTGGGCGAGAGCTGATGCCGGCGACCGCAATCAGTTAGTTGAAGAGTGGAGAAGCGGAAAGCTTGCTCTTCTCAAATCAGAAAGCACCAGCGACGCCGACGCTACAACTGGTCATGACCTCAAACCTGATAACGGTATCCAGATTGACGAGAATGATGACGAAACCACTCGTTATCCAGTCGTGCGTATGCCCTTCCGCAAGCAGTTACTCGCCCAGTTTACCGCCGACGAACTGCGCCACCACTTAACCCGCGAAGAATACGAAGGTATCAGCGCGCTGGAGATGGACACCGACAACGGCTACGTCCAGAACCTGCTGCTGGCGGCAGAAAACTGCGAAGAGGTGAAGGGTTACGATACCAAAGACCTGTGGCGCTACACCGATGCCATTCGCAAGGTGTTCAGCCAAGAGAAGCGTCACGAACTCGCTCTGGTACTTCGTTTTACCCGAATCTGGGCTGCGACTGATTACATTGACCGTGGCATTCTGGCGCGCGAATGGGCTGCCGGTAATCGCATCAGTAATGTTCAGCGCACCG